AGTCATAACATGCATTCCAAAACTTGAAAGCAAATCTTTAATTTCAGAATTAACAAGATCCATGTTTTGTCCAGTTGGAGACTTTGTATGTTGCTCTATCCATAATATTTTTATTGAGTCATCAATGTTATTTTTATAATAAAGGAATGGGGCAAGCATTTCTTTTATAAAGTGATGATAATGATATCCGTTTGGCATGAGAAACCATTTGCCTTCTAGATGGGTTTCTTTATCACCATTAATAAAATAAAAGTCTTTAAATGAGTAAATTGGAGATCCAGATGTAGTTATATAGGACATAGAACTATAGTTAGGATACTCTTCTCCAGGTCTTACTAGTGGATAGTTTGTCATTAGAATTCCTCTACCTTTAGATCTATTTTACATCCCGCACAAATACCAGACTTAGGTCCATCCTTTTCAAGATGATCTCTCCAAGGCTTATACTTTTCATTTCTGTAAATTTCCCAAATAGGAGCATCATTAATATGAGCCATAATGCCATTCTTATGTTCAGGAACATCTGATCTTGTATTGCAACATATCATTACACTGCCATTGTAGTCTATATACATGTTCTTGAATGGTTGTGTACATGCCTTTGTTCTTACATACTCTTCGTTGAATCCCGCAACTTTTTCAGTTCTAGAGGTTCCTTCTACAGCAAAGTTTCTTGCTCTTAGATGTACAACTATTCCATCTATTATTAGATCATATTCAATCCTATGATTATCTATATCAGAAATAACTACATACTCAACGCCAAGCATTTTTATCTTTTGCTTCATACGCTTCTTCATCTTAGCATGGTCGTATTGTTCATTATTTGCCAGGTACTGTTGAATAAACAACTCATTAAGCCCTGCGTCTTTAAGAGCATGGATATAGTCAAGGGTAACATAGTCACCGTTAGTGTTGGTTCTTAGTTTAGACTTTGGTAATATTTTTCTGGCTTGAGAGATACGCTTTAATATTATTTCTCTGTAGGCTAATGGCTCGTTATATCTGCTGTAAGTAATTTCTTTGTCGTAGTCTATTTCTGCTAATTGATTAAGAATTGATAAGTACATCTCTTCTGGCATAACATTATTGTCAGAATGTCTATCTATATAAGCATTAGGACAAAACCAACATTTTCTATTGCAGTAAGAATATACTTCTATCTCAATAAGTTTGAGTTGCCCCTTGAACCAATCTTTTATATCTATCATTTAACAGGGCTAACTCTTTTCTGATGATCAGGATATTTGATTCCATCAGTATGTTCTCCATTAAAATATCTTCTTCCAGAAGCATGAGATCTTGCTAAATCAACTGTTGTTCTTTCAGCACTAAGAGCATCAGACTCACTAATATCATTTTGAACTATGTCAGCAGAAAAAATATCTATTGCTGGAACTACTTTAAATTTTTCAACAAAGTTTCTTTGAATAGGAATAAAGGCTCCAAGTGCATCACCTTTACGAACTTCTATTTTTAGATCAGGAACAGTAATTTTTATATTAAAGGTAAAGTCTCTTCTAATGTTGTCTGTCTCAATAACACCAGTCATTGCAACACAGCCAGGTATAAACATATTAGGTGGCTGGATAGTCATAAGATTAATTCCTGGTGGAGTCTTTAAAGAAAATCTATTTTGAATAGTTACAATTCCACTTCCAAAACCTGTTTTTACTGTTTGCTTGTATTCGTTAGTATTATCTAAAAAAGTTATCTCTGGATTTTCTTCTCCGTCTTTCCAAATCATGTCAAAATCAATAAGAGATTTTATAACAAAGCCATATTGATTTCCAATGTTTAATGGCAGACAATAATAAAAGTGAGGAGTAAACCAATCTCTTTTTGTTTCTCCAGCAAGAGGAAGGATTACTTCTTGATAATAGCCATTTTCTGGAATATTTAAAGAGTGAGGAACTACAAGTATATGATTATCTGGAACTTCATGTCCAGGATCATTCATGTAAATATTATTTAGTTCTTGCATTCACAATTGTCCTGCATCTCACGGATCAATTTGTCTAAACGATTGGTTGCTGCATTTAATCCATCTATTGCTTCTTGTACTTTATGTTCAGGAGTAGACTGTCCTCTAATCCATCCATCGCTAACTCCGTCTAAATTTGTATATCCACCCATTTGTTTTCTCCATTTCTTGTTATAGTGCTTATCATTCATATATTTATGAAAATATCTTCTTACCATTGTATCACTTCCTGCCTACTATTGGTGCTTTTCTAGCATCTGTCCTTTTGTTCCTTACATCAGCAATTGTGCCTTTGGCTAGATCTGGAAAGTCTTTGCCCTTATTCCTTTTTTGCCAGGAATCCATGAAGGTTTCAACATGAGAATCAATTAACTGCATAATCTGCTCATCAGACATAGCGTTAAGTTCTGCCTCATTGTGCTTTCTCCAAAAGGATTTAACTATTACTGGCTCATATTCTTTGGTCATCTTTTTTACTCTCATAAAGATATACAGCCCAGCCAAGGCATATGGCTAGGATTAAATTATTTGTTACTAGATTAGTAACGCCTGCCGTTATTATGGCTTTAAATACATTATCCATAATTACCACAACTTACAATCTCTTGGTTGATGCATTTTTAAATCTGACTCTACATGCCAAAGCATCTTTTGATTTACTTTAATTCTTCTAGTGCAAGCATTACAATTAATAAAGTTATCCCTATTAATAATAGTCTTCCATCCATTAGTAGTATTGCTACTATCTATATAATCCTTTTCTTTTTTGAAAGGACTTCTTTCATCTATCCAATTTATATTACTTCCCATTTTCTTTTCCTTTCTGAATCTGCCCATGGCTGTCCTTAACATATAGAAATAAATCTTTAAATTAAAGACAGGGCTTCGCCCTTTGTACTGCTTCGTAGTCCAGCACTTGCGGTGAGGATTCAACGAGACTCAAGCAATCTGCCCGTAGTCCCTTCAGAACCAACATTGATGTGATCTCTAAACGCTCTGAAGTGTTACCAGTGTACCATGATGTTTTATTAAAAGTCAAATAAACAAAAAGAAGAAGAGCCCTACGCAAGAAACTGGGAAGAAACAGCGTAAGGCCCTTCAGGTTCTATGGATTACTTGGAGGTGATCAACATAGAATATCAGTATAGCAGGTGCTACTTGGTTATGTCAATATAGTTTAATTTTTGTTTTATTACCGTTTTCATCAGTAGTCCACACTTCAACAAAATCTTCTTCTTGTGTAATTTCTTCTGGCATGATTTCTCCTTAATATATCTTTACTTTTACTAGATTACCATCTTTGTCATGGCTCCAGGTTTCAATAGCCTGTGACTCTAGGTCTTCAATTAGTTTATTTAGTTCTTCCATTTTAGTACCAGCCTTTCTTCTGAAAATGTTTCCAGGCTCCACATGGAGTGGAATGCCTTCTGGAAATATAAGATAGCGTAGCAACCAATTGGGATACTGCACTATCTGATTTCTTCATTCCTAGGCTACTTGCTGTGCTGTCTAGGAGTTGTCCAATTCCACTGGCTGTAGAAACTGGGTTCTCTGCCTTTGGATTCCAGGCTGACTCTTTTCCAATCAACTTGGTCAAACACAGAAATTGCTCTTTGTTGAGCAAATCCTTAGCCACTTCTTTTGCATTTACGCTCAGTAATGGTGGCCTGTCTTTATATATTACTAACTCTGGGACTGCTTGTTCTGTTGTTATTCCTGCTTGTATAAAAATTGCTAGTAAAGAGACAATTACTGCTCTCTGCCATAATTTAATTTTTCCGTTAATAAATCTCTCCTTTGGTTGGTTGAACTGCCCCTACCATTAGTCATAGATTTACCTCCTCTACAGTTTGTTGTTCTCAATTAAATCACAGATCTGATCAACGGTCCAGCCATCTAGACCTTCAACCTCAGATAGCCTCTCAACCAGTTCTTCCTTGGCAAAGATATATCCGTCTGTGAAACCTTCTTTATATTCTGACATTGTTCAATTCTACACTATGTTCGTTTATTTGGCTTAATTTAATCTAATCCATCTCTTATATTCATGCTCCAGCATATCTTGCAATAGTCATTACGACCATCTTGATTTGCAATCTTTTTGCCAAACTCTGTTATATCTTTCTTCTTGTTACAGTTAATACAGATCTTGCTATCTCTTTGGATATGGCTTCTTATGACTTCCGTCCGTTTTTTGTTGAAATAATAATGACTCGCACAGGACCTACAATAGGATCCATACCCATCGCCATATTTCCTGTTGGCCTTATTGAAGTCCTCATAGGGCTTCTTAATATTACAGATTGCACAGTATTTCATTATGTCCTAAATGTCCGTTTTGTACTATTCTACTGTAAATCTACCATCTATGCAAGAATCTAGGATGCCCTTTTAAAGCCTTCAGAGGCCCTTTTAAGCCACTTTGAGGGTTTACCCTAGGTAGGAATGCCTAGAACAGGAAAAGAGCCCCAGATTAACTCTGAGGCCCTTCCTTGTAGATTAATGAACAGACAAATAGTGGTGGATCTGTATTTGATCTACATAGCCCTATTGTACTCTTATTTACTTCTTTATGCCAAATTCTTTTTCATTAGGCTGTAGTGCTTTTACGAGAGGACCAACGAGTCCTGCCACAAATGCGTTTGCTAATACCTTTGGATCTGTGATTCCTGCCATGTACATAGCAAGTACGGCTGCAAGGGCTGCTCTAAGATAAGAGGCTCCTGCTGCTAGTGCTTGGTCTTTTGTTGATTTTGGTGTTGGCTTCTTAGTTGCCATTATGACTCCTTTTGTGGTGATTTTCTTTTAGGTCTTACATTCTCAGTCATGAGAATATTCATTATTTGCTGTACCTGGATTTCTAGCCTATCAACGGAATCCTTTAGGCTTGAGCCAGAATTGGGTTTTAATTCAGATAGGTAGTGTTTTACCATCCAACGAACTGCTGTAGCAAGTCCTCCAACTAATGTAAAGATTGCTACAAAGAATGCAGCCCAGTCTTGTGGTGTCACTTATTTCTCCTTATGCCAATCTTGGCCTTTTAATTTATCTTGTGTCCAAAAAGAAACAAGTGTATATCTTATGCTGTTTTTTATTTTAGTTACTCCATGAAGGTGTTCTGGATTTCCTGGGTGTACTGCTAGAGTTCCTGCCTTTGGAGTAATGCTTGTATTAAAGTTTGGATAATATGTTTTACCACCTTCATAATTATCATTAAGATAAATTATTGATCCAAACGCTCTGTGCTCAAAACCTTCGTGTTCAGTATTACTCATATCATCTGCATGAGGTAACTGTTCCATTTCTGGAAACCATCTTACAATTTGCAAGGTATCAGAATAGACTTCAGGAATTGCATAGTTGTTTCTAATAACATTTCCACATCGTGTATTTGCATTAAGCATTAGTTCTGCTGCTTTTTTATCATTCTGTAAAATTGAGTGGTAATTAGTAATGCGATTATTCCAAAACTCATGCCCACCATTTTCCCACAAGTCTAATGAAACTACCGTATCAATTAGATATTGGCAATCTTCTTTTGACAAGAAACTATCCCTAATTAAAGCATTAAACATATTAGTTCCTAATTGCTAAATTAATACATGCTCTTGGAGCCTCAAAAGTTTCACATTCATGAACTAGTAACTTGGGAATAAACAAGAAGTCGCCTTCTTTAACATGATATTCATTCTCTAGGTTATCTCCTGTACGCCAAATCATTTCACCTTTGACTACCCATTGAAATTGATCAACAAGGTCATGGTGCTTATTTCCAACTACGCCTCTGTTTTTCATAAATGTTACAAGGCCAAAGTTATTTGTGTAAACTTCTTTGCCATAAAGAGATATGCCAAATTCTGTAACTGGCTTTAGTTCTGGGATTATTTCCATGTATGGATCATCTAAGTCATTTAGTTGGAAGGCTAGTCTTGACCAGAACCTACATTTTAGATCAAAACTTAGATATTCTTCATCTAAATTCTTTGTATCCAAGTAGGATCTATCTGGAAACTTTTCCATGTCTATCTCTACATATTTTGCAATTACATCCAGAATAGTATCCCAAGATGGTAGATTTGGAAACGGATTCTTGAATATATGTATTCTATTTTCAGCCCTGGCTTGTTCAATCATTGCTAGGTCTATTGGTGTATCTGTCATTTTGGCCCCTTCGTTTTGGCTAGTTGTTATGCCATCCATTGTACTATCACATATCTAAGTCCGTCTGTTACAGGATGAACTTGGTGATTATATACAAAGTTTGATGGAAATAATAAAAGTTGATTCTTCTGTGCTTTAAATCTAAGTCCAAACCTTCTGAACTCAACATCTCCACCTTCGTAATCATCATTTAGATAATAAGTTAGAGAAATTCTACGAGTAAGGTTTGGAGAATCATCAATGTGGTCAACAAACTTTTGTCCAAGCCCATATCTTAGTAGTTGTGGATCTTGATATTGTTCAATACCTGCACCATAAAGGCCTCTATACTCATTTAAGCATGGCATCATCTCAGCACGAAATGCTCTTGTTAAATCTCCTAAAATATCAGGACTATCTTGCAAAACAATAATGTCTGTGTCTCTTGCTGAAGTTTTAACTCCAGAGTTATTATCACCTAAACCAACCTCTGCTGGTCGCCATTCAATATTTTGATCAGATATTTTTTTAATGTAATCCATAGATTCTGGAAATATGTTGTCAAATACAACAATTCCTGGTGCCAGTTCTTTCATTACCATTTTCCTAACGGACATTTTGCTTCTTGTAGTTTTGTTTTAAATAACATGTTGCATCCACATTTTTTACATAAAGATGTTAATTTCATAAACTCTGGGCAGGCCCTACAAGTATTTAGTCTGTTATTAGAGTCCTCTTCAGAAGCAACTGGCGCAGATGGCCTAAGCAAGTCAAGAGGTGTTACTCCATTTTTTTCTTTATATTTTTTCCAAGGTGTTTCCATTTTGCCCCTATTTGTTTTATTTTGTAAAGTTACCGTGTCCAAAATATATATTTGGATTACTTGCTAAAGCAGATCCAAACTCTGATGTTGTTGTTAATTGTTCAATTTCTTCACCACTAGAGTTAAGAAACCTGACAACTGAGCAATCTTCTTCAACACACTCAATAGTTTTTGTTCTATTAAGTAAGTCCATAAACCAGTCATATGTGTTAATTTTTCTTAGCCATTCAATTTCACCATCTTCATTCTTTAAATTAAAAATGATTCCACGAATTCTATAGGCCTCTCCTTCAGCAACAGAGTCTATTAATGCTTGACGGTCTGTTTCTGAGAATAATATATCATTATCTGTTAACATCATGCTCCTTTTTTATAAGTATAACATAAATCAATTATGCACATGGTCCACAACCTGACGCTGGGCTTGTTCCTGGTCCATAACATAGACCAACTCCTGCACCATCGCAAATAGCGTTTGCATTAGCATAGGCTTCAGCAAAAGTAGCAAATGCATAACTATCGCAACCTTGTACGCAAGAGCAACATGCCCAGTAATAAGTTGTTAATGGAGTAACTGGTGGGGTTACAGGTGGCGTGACTGGAGGAGTCACAGGTGGTGTTACTGGAGGAGTCACAGGTGGAGTAACTGGTGGTGTTACTGGTGGTGTTACTGGTGGTGTTACTGGAGGAGTCACAGGTGGAGTAACAGGTGGAGTCACAGGTGGAGTAACAGGTGGAGTAACTGGTGGTGTTACTGGAGGTGTTACTGGAGGTGTTACTGGAGGTGTTACGGGTGGAGTGACTGGTGGAGTGACTGGAGGAGTGACTGGAGGCGTTACAGGTGGGGTCACTGGTGGAGGAGTAGGCACAATATATTGTAGTACTACGCCTATACCACTTGGGTTACGAAATAACGGACTCACGATTCTCCTTTGTTAACTATTAAGCAAACTTATTTTGTGATGCTAGAACTGTATATGTTGATGCTGCTGTCTTTATAATTGTATAAACATACGCATCTACTCCGTTAACAGTTCCTGTAGCAGGTGCAACTCCACCTAACCACTTAGGAGTTACTGATACTGAATCAATGTTAAATGCTGTTGGAATATATGCTGTAGCAGTATTTGTATTAAGATAGACAACAGAGATTTGTTCTCCAACTGCCATTGTTGAGTTAAGAGTTGCTGCACCACTTCCACGAACATTTAATGTCCAGTTGGCTGTAGCAGCACCAGTATAATATTCAACAGATGCTGTTAAAGTATCAATATTAATAGTACCTGTTGATCCAGCAGCAACAATTTCAACTGTTTCTTTTGGTGATGTAAGAACCTGGTTTTGGAATAGAGGAACCCATGCAGATCCACTATAGTAGGCTGTAACATTTGTATCTGCAAGATAGCAAAACATTCCTTCTGTTAGGGCAGCCGTTAGTGCTGTATCTGCATCTCTTGCTGCTGCAGAAGCGTAGAACATAACTGACTGGTTAGCCATATTGTGTTGAACTTGTGCTGCTGTTAGGACCTGGCCTGTGGTAAACAGGTTATATCCATCATTTGGGCCTAGTGGCATTGTCTTTCTCCTTTAGTATGATAGTGCATTTGTATTGGGTGGATCTGTTAATCCTAGTATACCTTGTTCTGGCGAATCTAGGATAAAGGCTTGGATAATTGGCTCTGCTGTCAAAAAAGTCGTATTCCAAGTAGTTGGTGTTACATTGTGCTGTACGCCCTGAACAAACAACTCACGAGTAATGGTAGACCCACCAGACATTGTTTTTGTAATATTAATAAGCGTATAAATATCCATAGAAACATTTACAAGTTGTTCAAACTCAGTTCCTATTGCTAAATTTAAACCCATGGAATCAATTCTTATTTGTGAACCTTTGCGAGCAGCAACTAGTGTGTTTGCTTGATCTAATGATTCAGCATCTGTTTCAACAAGGATATCGCTTCTTTGTCCTGACTTAGTAAAATAAGTAGCAATACTTGCTGCATCTGTAGCAGTTTGAGGAACTGCAGGTGTAGGAATACCATTATTATATCTTGTAACTGTTACATCATTAAGAATTAACTGATCATCAAAAGCAAAGTCAAGATTTGAATATGTTAAATCTGTTGGGCCTGAAACAGCATCTGTATAGTTTCTTATGCTAGCGTCAGCCAGTTCTGAAACATCAGTACGATCTAAAAACCTAGCCTCACCTGATCTTGAGATAAAAAAAGCACCAAATTCTGATTGTTCAACGGTTTGAATAGCCTGAAGAATGTTTCTTTGTCCACCTGGATCTACCTGCATTGTAGAGTCACCAGGATCTATACTTCTTAAAGAACTTGGAAAACCTGCAAAATCAAGTAATGAGTTTACTCTAGCACCAGATAATTGTCCTGCTGTACATCCAGCAACTGGAGCAGTTCCAGTAGACACATTGTTTAAAAGACGGAAACCATCAGAACATTGTAATGTAACTGTAGAGGTTTGCTGAACTCCTTGATAGAAAGATGTGTCAAATGAATTAATATATCCTGAAAATAGAGCAATTCTATATGTTGTTGATCCTACTGTAGTATCTGCCCATATTCTTATTTTGCGTAATGGTAGTAATTTGCCATAGTATGGTGATAATGTATTCTGAGGATTAAAGTATGAGTTAGGATCATTTATTGTTACCGTCGCAGTTCCAACCTCAAAGTTAGAAAGAATACGGTTACGACCTCTACGAGTAGATGCTGACATAACCATACTAGTAATATCAACAATATCTGCTGCAGAGTCTGCTAGAATATTAGTGTCAAGAATTCCATAGTCTGGATCATCTAATAAAAATGGATAGCCAAATGATGCTCCATTTGAGAAGTCAATCTCTACTCCTAGTACTGGAAGTGCCATTACACTGTAGCCAATGCTAGGCCTTGACCATTATATTGGCTACGCAAAAGTCCATTTCTGACTGTTTGAACCAAGTCCTGTTCAGTAGTCACTGAGCCTTGAACTGTTAAATTAACTACAACTCCAGCACTAGATGGTGTACCTGCAGTTGCAGACATAACTCCTTGGGCTGCTCTCATTCTAAATCTTTCATCATAATCCATTGCTGATGCTGCTGCTTGAGATGCTGCTAGATCTGCTGCTTCCTTAGCCTTAAAGGCTGCTAATGATGAAGCCTGTCTTGCTGCTGCGTCTGCTGCTGCCCTGGCTGCTTCTGCTGCTCTTAGTTGTGCTGCTATAGATGCTGCACCTATTGCTCCAGATTCTCCTGCTGCTAATGCACTTGGATTGACACCTGCTGCTGCTTTCGCTGCAGCCTCCAGATCTCCTCTTGCCTTGGCTGCAGCGTATGCTGCTGCTGCTGCAGCACTTGCTGCTGCTGCTGAATCTGTTCTAGAGCCACCTAATGCAGGATCACCAGCCTTTGGAATTACTACTGGGTCTCCAGGTTTTGGACTTACCACTACTGGTGGAACATATCCAGGAACAACTCCAGTAACACCCTTAGCAAGTTTTGCTAGGTATTCATCAAGTTCGTTATTTGCTTTTCTCCACTTATTAAATGCTATATCTGCTGGATCAAATAGAGTACCTGAATATGTTGCAGGTGCTTTAACCTTATTTAAATAATCAAGAACTTCTCTATTGCTTACGCCCCATTGTCTAGCCAAAGCCCTGATATCTTCATCTGAGATATCTCCATCATTTTCAATCTTTAAAATAACATCTTTATATTTTTCTGCTTCTGCTTTACTTAGACCCCAACTAGACATTAATGTTTGTATGTCAGCGTCAGAAATCTTTCCATCATCTCTTAACTTTGCAATAAAGTCTAGATACATTCCTGCTTGTCTGGTGCTTATGCCCCAAGCCTGAGCAAGTACTTGAACCTCAGCATCTGAAACTTTGTTATCTTTAATAGCAAATACTGTATAGATGTATGTCTTTGCTGCTTCTACTGATAGTCCCCATTTTTTAGCAAGAAGAACAATTTCATTGTCAGATAACTTATCGTCTGCAATTGCAGCCAGAATGTCTGCATATTTTTGTGTAGACTTGTTTAATCCATCTTGAGCGATAATTTGATTTAATAAGTTATTAAGTTTCTTTAATGATGCTTCATTGTCTTTTTGTTTTAATAGTAATAAACGAGCAGCCTCTAAATCAATTGGATCCTTATTGTCTCTTGCAATAATTCCATTGGCTTTAATCTTTATTTGTGCTGCAATTCTTTCTTTTTCATAGGTAGAGGCAGCCTTACCTTTTTTCTTTAAAAGTTCAAGAGCAGCCTTTAGATCTTTTGATTCGCCCTTAGTTCTTGGATTAATACCAAGTTTAACAAGTTCTTTTCTAACAGCAACAAGTTTTACATATTCTGCTCGCTCTTCAGCCTTTTCCTTTGCTGCTTTGGCTGCATCAAATGCCTCATTGGCAGCATCTATTTCTGCTTGCTTTGATGCCTTATCTCTAATCCTTTGTAATGTTTTAGCATTTTCAATTTTTGCTTTATCGTAGGCTTGATCCATACTTGCAAATTTAGACGCTTTTTTACTTATTTCGTCCATCTTCTCTGATGTGCTTTTACTAGCCTTTTCCCAAGGAAACTTAGGGAACTTAATATCAAAAAGACCTTCTAATGCATTTCTTGCAATAATAACAAATGTACCTACAGATAAAATTGCTGCTCCAAAGTTTCCAACTATCTGGATGCCTTTATAAATTAAGTCTAAAATTTTCTTAAGAGGACCCTTTGTAAATATAAGTTGTCCTATAAATTTCTCAATAGATGCTTGAATACCACCAAAGCCACCTTTAAACTTTGAAAATACTTTAACAACATCATCACCAAAATTGCTAACAATTTTAAATGCTCTTCCTACAGCAAGGAAAGTAAAAGCAAGTTTAATTGCCCAATCAAACTCATCATAAAATGCTGCTAAGTCTGCAAATAGATCTATCAGACCAATAAAGAGTTTAAGGGCACCTGATAATGCCTTTTGTAGTTGATCTCCATTTGCTGCTATCCATTCCTCAACTGCTGGAATAACATCGCTTACAAGGTACTCTGCAAACAGTTTAACGATTGGTAAAAGTTCTGTTCCTAGTGTTTCAAGAATTTCTCCATAGGCCAAAGATAGTTTCTTTAATGGGTCAAGGTCTGCAAGTTTTTCTGCAGTTCCTCCATAAGTAAGTCCAAGAATAGCAAATACTTCTTCAGCCTTTGTTGTTTTACCAATAAGTGCAGCAATTTCTGGATTTAATCTTTTTAATATTCCAACATTGCCTTGCTGTGCTTTAGTAATTCCATCTGTGACTTTTCCTAAATCTAATCCTTTTGCTGCTGCAACATCAATGGCAATTCCTTGTAATCTTTGCGCTTCGCTCAAATCTCCTGTAGCAATATAAAGTTGTGCAAGACTTGGCCTTAATTCGTCGTCTGCTACATGCACAAGGAACATAGTTTTCTTTATATATGCTTCTGCTGCTTTAATTGCCTCTTCTGTTGCACCATTAGTATTCCTCATTGCGTCAGCAAGAATTAATTGAGTCTTTGAGTCTTCAATCGCTGCTTCTACTGCATCTTTACCAATTTTAACTGCTAGAGCAGCAGTTGCTACTATTGCTATTTTAAAAGATTTCTGTGCTTTTTTACCAAAGGCCTCAAACTTTTTAGTAAGTCTGGCTATGTCCTTTTGTGCAGCCTTAGAGCCTTTATCTGAATATTGAGTGGCAATTCTGGCAATGACTGCTGCTGTTGACATGCTAAACCTTCTTCCTATTCAAATTTACTCTTAATGTTGCTTTTGCTTTTTCTAAAGCCTCAAAGATATTTTTTTCAATTCTATCCTTGTTCTTGTCTACTGATTTCCAGATTAAACGAGATGCTTTATCATCTTTCCCAGTTAAATTCTTATTAAAGGTACCTTTACCTTTATTCTTTCTTCCTGCTAATTCATAGATAACACCTGCTGCAGATCTGTTCTTTAATGCTCCTGCTGATGTTGTATAGTCTGCTCTTACTTTACCTTCCGCTTTTGTGGAAGAAATTCCTTGCCTAATAATGCTTTGATCCCAGGCAGGCCAGCCAGCACCACCACGAGAACGAGGATTGCGAGCAGGCTGAGTAGACCAACCACTAAGTGGTGGCTCAGGATTAACATAAGACTGTGCGTCTTGTTTAGCAGACTTAAGTTCACTATTTATAACTTTAGTAAATCTTTTTACTGCATCTTTGTCAAAATCCTGTAGTGCTTGTAGTGTCTCTTTAACACCAGTTAACACTATTGCTTTCTCACTCATTACCTGCTCGCATTCTTGTTTTTCTCCTTGAGATAAATAACTATTGCTTCAAGTACTCCATCAGGAGCATCCAAAAGGTCAAGTGGAGATAATCCCGTCTCCACAGAAATCATTGCTAACGAATAGGTTAGGCTGTCTCTGTGGATTCTAAATTTGGGTCTACAACTAACTCAACACTTTCTAAAGTGTCAAGGAAACCGTCGCCCCATGGCTTTACAACTTTTCCACCGTCTTTCAAGGCATTCCATGCCAAGAAGTAGATGTGTTCTAGTTTTTGATCTTCGCTAAGTAGTTTAGCAAAGCCTTTGCCGAATTTCTGTTCAAATGCAACTATTGATCTTGGTCTTAGAGAGTATGTACCCTCTACTCCATCACTAGTTTTTACTTTTATATGTAGTCCGTCCATTTTATGCCCCTTTTCAATTAGGTTGTTGTTTTTGTTATTTCGCCTGATATAGGCCAGGAAACACTTGCTGTTGATAATTCACCAACGGAGCCTGATAGAGGCTGCCATTCTGAAATCAACAAACTAAATGAGTACTGTGGATTTGATGTGCTTACTGCTGCACCAGTTGGTCTTATTTTACAATTAATAGCAGTTCCAATTAGTGGATAGATAACATTTTCTAAACCACCAGGATTTACTATTGTACTGCTAAAATCTTGGAGAAACTCAAAATTTGCTTGATTATCTCCAAGACCAGCAATCCTCGTTTTGTAAACATCGCCAAATTGTGTAGTCTCAATAATATCGTGAGTCGTTGAAAGAGAGATATTTGTGACATAAGAACTTATGTCGTAAAGATCACCCAATAAAACATACGCATTAGTTAAGACTATTTTAGCCATGATTAAGGAGTTGTATCCTTAACGATTGGGCCTGTGATTGACCATGTAACTGAAGCAGTTGCTAATTCGCCTACTGCACCATTTAGTGGTGTCCATTCTGAAATCAACGCATTAAATACATATTGAGGTGAGTCAACAGAGATTGCAGCATTTGTAGGCTGAACCTTAATCTGAGCAACTGTTCCTAATAGTGGGTAGATTGTTGCTTCTACTGCTCCTGCTGCGAAGTCCTGATGGAATTCAAATGTTACTGCGTTGTCAACAAGTCCTGCTTGTCTTGTCTTTGCTGCTGCTGGTACATTTCCTCCACCAAATGCAGTTGTCTCAACTACATCATAGGTTGAAGAAAGTGAAACTGATGAAATATAGTCACTGAGGTTTACTCCTGCTATTTCTACATCAACATTCGTTAATACTATTCTTGCCATGGTTGTTTATCTCCTTGTTCATTATCTAGATTAAAAACAGGAACTTCTTCTTCCTGCTGTGTTACTTGTGGTTCTTGTTTTACTGCTGGTGTTACTTTTACTGCATTTGCGGCTTTGATATGACCTGCTGCAAGAAGATGTTCAACACTTCCTCCTGCACTAAGTATATCATCTCTGGTAAGTTTATCATCTTTTACCTTACCGCAAACTTTTTTGTTTGAGATTACTGTATATTCCATTATTCTCCTTAGCCCCAAATTGTGAGGTTATAGCGATATGATAAGAAAGATTGATCTGCAGAGTTGTAAGTACCACTGTCTGCACTAATAACTCTAAGTGTATCAACAAGTCCACCCAATGTTCTATCTGACTCTAAAGCAGTTTTGATTGATCCATTACCACTTCCAGCCAGAAAATTGTCAAGTTTGTCTTGTCCAGTTCTTTCTGATATTCTTTGAACAATCACAAATACATCAACAGATGCTTGGTCTAAACCACGCATATTGTCAATATCAAATGTGAAATCTAGTTGTCCTACTACTGCACATGGTGGAACAATAACATCTGGAATCAAATCATAGACTCTTAAGTTTGTTATTGTCTGTAGGTTGGCTTTTAGTGCGTCTCTTACACCATTAATATTGGTTATTGCCATTAGAATGCCAATCCAAAGTTTCTACGGTATGTTTTTAGAAGCATCTCAACATCTGGATCTAGACGAGAGTTCAAACGAACTGTTCCTAGTTCTACAGATCCTGCAATACCAAATGGAGATTGCTTTCTAACAAATAATCTTGATGCCTGAATCTTGCAGGCTAATTCTACTTCGTAAGGTATTGCTTTGAAACCCCAGACTCCAGTTATTTTAACTGTCTGAGGAAAGAAGTAAGGAAAGACATATGTCTGAATTGCTAATAGTCTTGTTATTGGCATACCTACTTCTGGATTATTAACAGGCTCATACATAAGGTCTGTATCTAGATTCCAAAGTTGAGTAAATGGGCCAGATTGGTTTGCTCTTGATGCTACTTCTGTAGGTTCAATAAGGTCATCTATTTCTAGATACCACGGACTTAACGGAGTGTAATATTTAGTTACAGGTGCTGCTAATGTGCCCTCTTGATAGAAAGATCTCTGGCAATACTCGTCAATCATACGGCTTGCAGCAAGAATCGCTGCTTGGATATCATTATCATCCAGGCTGTCTTCAATCTGCAGTGCATTTCTCACATCTGCTAAAGTCGTATAGACATTATTAGGCTGTGAACTCTGTGCAAGCGTAGGTCTGCTCATTTATTCCTCTTCTCCAATTTAGGCAACATAGCCTTCTCCGTCTTAGGAGTAGCACTTGCTGTCTCTTTTTTAATTCTAAAAATCTTTTTAATTCTCTTCATAACTTCTTCCTTAAGGTAAAGGCAGGTGAACCTGATAAACGGGGCAGCCAACAAATCCACCTGCCACCCTAGGATATTTTCCTGGGTATCCCAGTAAGGTTAAGCGAACCTAACCCTACTGAGAATACTTTTTAGATTAGAATGTTGGTGCTACTAGACCAGTACCTGAAATAATAGATACTGCTCCTGGATAACGACCAGCAGTAAATGCTGAGTATCCGTAGACTACAGACTTGATTGTGAGTGAGCCTGCACCAGTTGCATCAAAGTTCA